GATCTATGTTTAGTTCAGCCATCGTTCCAATACTTTTTGTAGTTTTTTGCGAACCATGCTGCCGCTGTATCTGTTGGAAACTCTACAAACTCACCACTATTAATTGCATAATCAATAGCTTCATCATTACTCAGGTGTTTTAACTTACCGTCAATAAAAACAATTGTAGGATAAGCAATATACATTCCATCAATCTCTGAATCTGCCATAAGGTGAGTTCCAACCTTGCCCTTACTTAATGGAATAGTTGGGAAGTTGTCAGGTTTTAAAATTCTCTGAATAAAGTTTTTATCTTGGTTTTTAGACAGAATCTCTACTATCGAATCCAGTTCAGTTTGTGCGATTACTTTTTTCATTACTCCTCTTTAAATAGGTTGACGATTATCTCATCGTCCTCTTTCTCTTCTGGATTAACCAAAAGCTCTGTTGGCGTTTGTTTAATTTTGTGTTCGATGGACTCAATGGAGGCGACGTTGATAATGACTTGGGCATCTTGTTTAGCTCGGTTAGGATCAATAGCTTTCTGGGTAGGAAGAATACGATCCAGACACATTTTTAGACAATGAACATTGCCAGCTTCAGCCATTTCAAGCACCTTTGCCACTATCTCTGGGCCTTTCTCACTCATCATCTCCCTTGACAGTTGGGCGTACTTGTTGACCGAGCCTTTGGGTCTACCCGCTGGGTTGATGGACTTCATTCCTTTGTAAAAAGCTGGATTACCCTGTTTCTTTTTTTCTTCCATGCTAAATATTATATCATTTTTAGAAACTTATTCTTCTTTCTATGTGTTATGTAGAATATTTTTCTCCTAAATTTAGATATATGGTAAAATACGCCCATATAGCACTATTAATTTCTAGGAAGAGAATTGTTTGAACAATAACAATGAATCGCAGTACCAAGCCCTAGCAAGTTGGCTAAACCACCGACTCGATAGCTGGCGTACCCACCGAGATATTAACTACACCCCACAATGGGACGAGTATTACCGCTTGTGGCGTGGCATCTGGCTGGAAAGTGACAAGACCAGACAGTCAGAGAAGTCAAGAATCATTGCCCCCGCCCTACAACAAGCAGTTGAGTCTTCTGTAGCCGAACTCGAAGAGGCAACCTTTGGTCGATCTCGCTGGTTTGACATTAAAGACGATATGCTTGATCAGGATAACTCGGATGCCGAGTATATCCGTAACTTATTGCAGGAAGACCTTGAGGGCACAGGCGTTAAAGACGCTATCTGCGAGGTTTTTCTCAATGGCGCAGTCTATGGAACAGGGATTGCTAAGATTGTTGTCGATCAGACAATAACCCGTGCTCCTGCGGAGGTTCCTGTAGAGGGAACAATGACCTCGATGCGACAAATCGTGGAATATCCCTCCATAGATGTTCGAGTTGAACCCATCTCACCAAAAGAATTCCTTATCGACCCCTCGGCTAATTCAATTAACGAGGCACTAGGTGTCGCCCACGAGGTTATCAAGCCTCGATACCATGTTGTTGAGGGAATTCAGTCAGGTGTCTACCGTGACGTGCCCCTGAACGGTGACTATGACGTGGTGAGAATGGGCTTCGACCCTGAGACTCGCTCTGCTGATGAATCCGACTCGGTAAAGATAACCGAATACTGGGGTAAAGTCCCCAAACGCTTCCTTAAAGCGAAAGCCGACAAGGATGACTTCGAGTATTCCAAGTCAGACACTCTGGTAGAGGCTGTGGTTACTATCTGTAACGATGAATACATCCTGCGAGTAGAAGAGAACGCCTTTATGATGGAAGATAGACCTTTCATCTCTTATCAACACGACATCGTACCCAACAAATTCTGGGGTAGAGGTGTTTGCGAAAAAGGATACAACCCGCAGAAGGCATTAGATGCCGAGATGCGAGCAAGAATTGACTCTTTGGCTTTGACCACCACACCTATGATGGCTGCGGATGCGACAAGACTACCAAGAGGGATCAAGTTTGAGGTACGACCTGGCAAAACTGTACTTACCAATGGTTCGCCACGCGAGGCCATCATGCCTCTGGATATGGGAACCACAGACCCTTCAACATTTAATCAGGTCGCCTCACTTCAAAATATGATTCAGATGGGTACTGGCTCCACCGATACCGGTGCGGGTAATGGTACTGCTTCTGGTATGTCGATGATGCAATCGGCTGCTATTAAGCGACAGAAACGCACCTTAATGAACTTCCAGAACACCTTCTTAATCCCAATGATTAATAAGACCATGTGGCGCAAGATTCAGTTCGATGTTAATAGATACCCAGTCTCTGATTACAAGTTTATCCCGTACTCAACGATGGGCATCATGGCAAAAGAGCTGGAGATGCAACAAATGGTGCAAATGCTACAGGCTATTCCTAAGGATTCGCCAGCGTTTAACGTCATTCTACTGGCACTGTTCCAGAATTCTTCCATCCACAACCGAGATCAAATTGTCCACGCATTAATGCAAGGCAATGAGCCGAATCCGCAGCAACAACAGATGCAGCAGATGGCTATGGAACTGCAAATTCAACAAGCACAGGCCGAGGTGCAAAAGACCCTAGCCGAAGCTGAAGAAGAGAAAGCCAAAGCAGTCAAATGGATGGCAGAAGCACAGAAGGATGCGCCAACTGAAATCAATATCCAAGAGAAGATTCTTAAACTGCAAAAAGATGCCATTGGTTTAGAGAAAACCAAGGCTGACATCATGAATACCCACTCAGAAACAGCAAGAAACGTGCCAGAGGTAGAGCACCTCAAGTCTGAGACTATCCTCAACCTAGCAAAAGCTAGAGCAGAGGGTAACAAAACCCCTATCCAACCTCTTAACCGCGAGGCGATGTGAAAACAGACCAGCAGTTTTTAGAGGATCGCTTAACGATGATGGGGTCAGAGGGCTGGCTCGACCTTATCCAAGATTTTAAGAATATTGAACGTGGTGTCAAAGATATCAACACCATGAACAGTGAAAAAGACCTTTGGCACGCCAAGGGTCAGTTGCATATTCTCAACCTAGTACTAAGTTTAGAAAATGTGACGCAACTAGCGGTAGAACAACCCTAAGTCAAAGGGCGCTACCTTAATAACTTCATAACCCTATAAGGGCGGAGACGACCAAATGACAATAGTAGTAGATGCGAACGAAACGGAAGAAGTGGCCCAAGTTACTGAAGAAGTATCAGCAGGTATAACAGAAGAAGCAACGATAGAAGGTAATACAGAGATTGTTGCGGAGACTGCGCCTGAAGAATCAAGCGATTCGGAGATGCCGGAAAAGTACCAAGGAAAATCCCTTGAAGATGTAATCGAGATGCACAAGAATGTTGAAGATGTATACAACAGGCACAGTGTTGAAGTAAGTGAAAGTCGAAAGACGATTGATAACATGCAAAAGTTAATCGACAGCTTGCAAACGCCCTCTACAGAAGCAACCAACCAACCTAAAGAAAGTTTTGAAGATAAGTTTTATTCCGACCCTGCACAAGCGGTAAATTCGGCAATAGAAAATCATCCAGAACTGATTAAGGCAAGAGAAGATCGCGCTAAACAAGAGAATCAGTTAAGTCTGAACACTCTTGAGAAAGCCTACCCAGAATGGGAAGCCAAAGTCAATGACTCGAGCTTTCAAAAATGGGTTAGTGATAGCGAAATCAGAACCGAGATGTTTAAAAAAGCTGACTCAGACTACAGACCTGACTACGCCATTGAGCTATTCCAGATGTATGACGCAATCAATATGATTGATAAGACTAAGGAAGTTCAACAGCAAGAGACGGTTAAGCGAGAGAAAGCCTTAAAACAAACCAGTACTGAAACCCGCTCTTCTGGCGATTCCGTTGGTGGCAAAAAAATATACCGTAGGGCTGATCTAATCAACCTACAGGTATCAGACCCTACTAGGTACGCTGCTCTGGCAGATGAAATCCAGAGTGCTTATCAAGAGGGACGAGTAAAATAATAACGGAGAAATAAAATGGCTTTAGGTACAGCTCATGTAACAACCAGTATCGCCAATAATTTCATCCCAGAACTCTGGTCAGATGAAGTTATTGGTGCATACAAAACAAACCTAGTGATTGCTAATTTAGTCACGAAACTGTCCCACAAAGGAAAAAAGGGAGATACGATTCATATCCCTGTTCCTGCGCGTGGTTCAGCTAGTGCTAAAGCAGCATCAACTCAGGTAACACTCATTGCATCTACCAATTCAACGGTGGATGTCTCAATCAACAAACACTACGAGTATTCAAAACTCATAGAGGATATTGCCGAGGTGCAATCACTGGCTTCAATGCGTAGGTTCTATACGCAAGATGCTGGCTATGCGCTGGCAAAGCAGGTCGATACCGACTTGATTGACCTTGCGGAAGGTTTTCAAGGTGGTTCAACCACTGACAAGTCTTATGACAACGCTTATATCGGTTCAGGCGCAACTGCCTTTACAGGTACAAACGAGGCTGACTTAACTGATGCAGGTCTTAGAGCGTTAATCTTAAAACTGGACAATGCCGATGTGCCAATGGACAACCGTTCATTAATCATCCCGCCAGTTGTGGCTAACGACATGCTGGGTATTTCTAGATTCACTGAGCAACAGTTCATTGGTTCTGGTGATGCGATTAAGACCGGCAAGATTGGTCAAATCTACGGTATTGATGTGTTCATCTCTACCAACTGCCCAACGGTGAAATCATCGGGTGGTAC